ATGAAGCTGAGCGCCGAGGTCTTGCCGCCGGCGATGCCGTACGTGCCGGCCGGAACCGTGCCCGAACCCGAAACCGGGATGGCGCCGGTGGAGCTGAAGCCGTCGACGGTCGCACGGCGATAGCCGACTTCCGCTTCCAGACGGAACGCGCCGAAATCGTAACCGACGTTGCCGTCGACGTCCCAGCCGTAATCGTGGTCGACGATCGCAGTGCCCGAGAGCCCTGCGGTGGTGCTGGTGATCGAGTAATTGATATCCTCGACGATCATCGCACCGCCATTCACGCCAACGTACCACGCCCCATCGCGCGCGAGCGCGGGCGAAGCGATGGCAGTGGAGGCAAGCGCCATGACAATGGCAAGCTTACGCATCATAATCCCCTTTCCTTGGTGTCACTACGGACAACGCAAACTCACTATACAGTCGATGGTTTCCGCACAAGTCGACAAAAGGCCGGGACTGTTGCATCGCAGCAACAGGTTTTTCAATCGATCGAGATCAACCCGTGCGTGCGCAGCGCGTCGAGGACCTGCCCGATCGCGGTCCGCGCTTCCGTATCGACGGTCGATCCACCAGTGGGGGACGCGATCGCGGGTTGCCGTGCGGCGACGACCCGCTGTCCTTCTACCAGCAGCCGGCGGCACCGGACCAGCCCGTCCTCCCACGCTCCGTCGACACGAGCCACCGTCCTGTCGTCCGCGCGGCTCCACGCCCGCATCCCGTCGCGCGCGGCGAGGAAGCGCCAGCCGCCCGCGGTGAAGCCCGCGATGGCGCCCGCATGCCCGCCCCATGCGCCGGTCGGCTCCGGCCCGACGATCCAGCAGGCGCCGACGGCGGGATCGGGCGGGGGCGCGTTCGGGCCGACCGCCTCGACGACGGCCTGCGCCGCGATGTCGAGCAGCGCGAGCGCCTCGTTGTGGACCAGTTCCTTCTGCGCCTATCCCGGCTCGATCAGCGGCAGTGCCAGCCGCGCTGTTTCGCTCGTCATCCCCATCTCCTCATATCGTCGTCGTCGCGGGCATCGATTCCGCCAGCGTGCCCAGTTGCCGGATGGCCACAATGCCCGGTTCCCACTCGCCCGCCGCCAGATCCAGCGCGGGCTGGGTCACCGTCACGTCGCGCGTGCCGCTCCCTGCGGGCAGGGTGATGCGATACGCCTCCTGCTCCTCGACCAGCGGCGCGTCGCCGCCGTCGTCCCAGCGCCAGCCGCGGCGGCTCCGCCGGATCCATCGCAACGCCAGCCCACCGCCCGCATCCGGCGTGGCGCGCACGTGCACCGGTGCGGGCGGCGCGACCGATGCGCCGGTCGGGACCATCGTCGCGGTCGCCGCGACGCCGCCGTCGCCTACCCCGATCGCGCTGATCCGCAGCGGGGCGGCGCGGACGCCGGGCAGCGCCACCACGGCCAGCGTCGCGGCCTCGATCAGGACGAAGCGCGCGCCCGCATCGTGCGCCGCGGCGGCCGTCCCGCGCCGTCCGCGCCACAGGTCGGCGATCCGCCACCGCGTGGCGCCGATCGGTGTCGCGCGCCCGAACTGGATCAGCTCGTCCCCGATCAGCGCGAGGTTGGCGCCGCGGTCCAGCGCCGCCGCATCGGCGGACGCCAGCGCCATCGCCTCGTGCGGGAACTCGACCTCGACCGCATGCACGCGGTCGACCAGCGTCGCGGGCGCGGCGCCCAGCGGCGTCGCGATCGTCCCCATCGTCGCGGGCGCAGCGGTCGCGCCCCCATCCTCCCATGTCGCGCCGTCGCGACTGACCGACAGCAGCGCGCCGCGCCAGCCCGGCTCCGTCCCCGCCGCCGCGATCAGCAGCTGCGGCACCTGCGGCAACGCATCGTCCAGCGGCGGCAGTTCGAACGCCGTCACGACGGTCCGCCCGATCAGCCGGTCGGGCGCCCCCGCCACGACCCCCGGGTCCGCCGTGCGCGCCGCCGCCGCGACCGGTACGGGCACCAGGTCCAGGACGACGCGCATCTCCTCCAGCGTCGCGCGCGTCACCCGCCACGGCGCGCCCTCGCCCGCGGGCAGGACCGCGTCGCCGGGCGCGACCGCGATCGCGGAAACGTCGGTCGTCGCGCGCCGTCGCACACGCGCCGCCTCGCGCGCCAGCAGGCCCGCGTCCGCGATCTGCCGCGCCCGCCCGGCGGACACGGCGGCGGGCAGTTCCACCGCCTCGTCGCGCCACCCCGCGCCGCCGCGATGCGCGGCCTGGCTCCCCACCTGGAAATCGCGTGCCGGGTCGTAATGCGATACCGACAACGCCACCGGCACCGCGTCCGCCGCCCCCCGGGTCAGGTCGATGCGGACGTCCTCGTCCAGCGCGACGGCGGCATCGATCCGATTGCGCATCGCCATGCCCGCGCCGTCGGGCACGAACCACGCCTGCGCCGCCTCCGCCAGCACGCCCAGCGCGCCCGCGACGCTGCTGCCGCCGGCGGAAAAGCCCGTCAGCAGGTCGGCCGGTCCGTCGCCCACGATCGCGCCCTCGCCCAGCGCGCGCGCGACCGACCCGATCGCCACCTCGCCCTCGTCCGCCACCACCTCGAAGGTCAGCGACGGGATGCGGTTGCCGAAATCGGCCAGCTGCAATTGCTCGAACACGGCATAGGCGATGCCGCGATGCGCGGGCGCGGGGCTCGCCAGGCTCGCGATCAGCGGATCGACCGGCTGATCCTCGGTCCCCGTATAGAGGCGAAATCCGGTCGCGCTCTTCCAGTCCCCGGCCGCGCCGCGCAGCAGCTTGCCGTCCGCCCATATCCGCCCGACGCGCACGATCCGCCGCGCCGACAGCGCGACCGCGAAGGACGCGGCGTAGCTGTACGTCGTCGTCCCGCCCTGCCCCTTCGCGCCGCGCTGGCGCGTCCGCGATTCGATCAGGTCGGTCGCCCAGATCACCGATCCGGCGACGCGCATCGTCCCGAACACCTTGGGCATCTGCGTCCCGTAGGACGACGTCTGCACCGCCAGTTCGCGCAGCCGCGGCCCCTGCCGCCCCGGCGTCGCCAGCAGGCGGCGATCGACCGCCTGCCCCAATACCGCGCCCAGTGCGGCCCCGACCGGCCCGCCGATCGCCCCGCCGACCGTGGTCAGCACCAGTGTCGCCATGTCGCTACTCCCCGATCCGATAGGCGCGCACCACCGGCCACGGCACGTCGCCGGGCCGCGCCACCACGCGCCGCGCCGCCATGTCGGCATGGACGATGCCGCCCGCGATCCGCACCGCCAGGTGCAGTTGGGTCGGCATCGCCCGGCACAACAGGATGTCGCCCGGCCGTCCGCCGTCGCACGCGATGAGGCCCTCGGGCTCACCGCCCCAATCCCCCGTCCGCATCGCGTAATCCGCGCGCACGCGACCGTTCCAGCCGCCTGCGCGCAACGCGATCCCCGCGACCCCGACGCAATCCAGCCCCGTTGCGGGATCGCGCCCCTGCACGCGGAACCGCGCGCCGACGCACGCCGCCGCCGCCGCCGCGCCGCGTTCGCCGGGGGTCATGCGCCGGGATATCGCGTCAGCAGGTCGATACCGGGCAGATACGGTTCGCCGCGGAAGTTCGCCGCATTGTCGAACCGCCCCGCGCACGTCGCGATCGTCCGGTCGCACCCTTCCGTCACCTCCACCAGCGCGCCCGCCACAACCGCGAAGGACGGCGGCACGCGCAGGGTCAGCACGGTGCCGGCGGAGGCGACGATCGCGCTTTCCAGCCCGGCGTTGGCGCCGCCCAGCCAGCGCAGCCGCCCGTCGGCATCGGCTCCCGCGGCCGGCGCCACCCCGTCCAGCGTCAGCGCGGTTCCGTCGCACGCGACCACCCGCGCGAACCGGCGCCGCCCCGCCATCGCCACGCGGCAGCGCCGGTCGCCCAGCGTCGCGCGGCACGCGGGCGACGTCGCCTCGGTCACCGGGCGTTCCAGCCGGGCGGCGACACCGGCCAGTTCGGCGGCGAATTTCCCGTCCGCCACGCCGACCTCCCCGATCCGCCCCTCGCCCAGCGGCACCGGCGCGCCGCCCGCGCTCCAGTCGACCGCGAACGCCACCACCCGCGCCCCGTCCCAGCGTCCCGCGACCAGGTCCGCCTCGGTGATCGCGTCGGAATGCAGCGCGCCGCCCGCCTCCATCGTGTCCGCGTCCAGCCCCTCGCCCCGCTGGATCGCGGACGGCGTCATGCCCGGCGCGGCGCGATAGGTGTCGCCGCCCACGCTCAGGTCCTTGTCGTGGTCGGTCAGCGCGATCGTCATCCCGTCGCGCCGCTCGATCCGCCAGCACAGCGCGATCGTCGCGATCCGGTCCGCGCTCATGCCTCGCGCACCTCGATCAGCGGCACGCTGGGTGCCGCGCCCGCAAGGAACGTCGTGCGCTGCACGCTCAGGGTATCCTCCGCGAACCGCACCGGCACGTCGAACCCGAACGACGCCGTCACGGGCACCCCCGCCCCCGGCGCCACGTCCAGCGACACGATCCCCGACGCGCCCAGCGCGAACCCAGCGGCCACGCCGGCGACGCGTATCGACACCGTGCCCGATACCGGTCGCGTGATCCGCCGCACGGTGTCGCCGTACCGCGTGACCAGCGGGAAGATGCGCGTCGCCCCGTCGCCCGTACCCAGCAGCACGTCCGCCGCCTGCCAGTCGAACGGATCGCGCAGCCGGAACCCGCGCGCCGGGCCCATCCGCGCGCGGAAGAACGCCAGCAGCGCCGCAACGTCCGCCTCGCTGCGTACGCCCGGCCCCACGTCGTACCGGGTCCGCGCCCCGCTCCACGCGACGCTGCGCGTCTCCCGCCCGCCCGCGCTGGTCACCACGCGCGTCGAAAATCCCGGCGTCACCTCCGCCTCGCGACCCAGCGCCAGCGGGAACGACACATCGTCGAACGCCTGCATGTCCTCTCCCCCGTCCCATATCACGACGCCGTCGCGCATCACCTGCGGCAGGGCCCACACGTAGGTCGCGCGCACGTCCCGCCTCTGCGCCACCCGCGCCGCCGCCACGATCGGCCCCCATTGCGCGGCCTGTTCGGGCCGCAGCACGAATCCCGACAGATATTCCTGCCGCCCCGGCGGATAGCCCAGCCGCGCGGTCGCCGCCGCGACGCCCGCCGCGCTCGACGCCACGTCGCCCGCGGTGACCCAGTCGTAATCCTCCAGCTGCAAGACATCGAACGCGGGCGACGCCCAGCCGACCGGCAGGTTCATGCGCTTCGCCTCGGGCGCCGCGGCGTCCAGGACGGTGGGCAGATAGGCCAGCAGGAACGTCTCGCACGCCGGATGGTCGGCCTTCACCGCCGCCGCCAGCGCCGCGGTCGACGCCGCCAGCGCCGCACCCGCCCGGTCCAGCGTCGCGCGCTGGCCCGCGTCCATCCCCGTCCGCATCGTCGGGATCGCGACCGGGGCCAGCGCCGCGACCGCGCTGGCATCGTACAGGCACGGCCGCCCGTCCGGCCCCGCCGCGGTGTCGGGCATCGTCCACCACCACGGTTCGCCCACCTGGAATTTCGGCGCCAGTCCCGCCGCCACGCCGATCGCGACGAACGCGCGCGCCACGGCGTGCAGATACGCCATCGCCCCCGCGTGGGTCGGGGACAGCAACGTGGAGGGCGGCACCCATCCGGTCAGCGCCGGGCTGCCGTCCGCGGTGCGCTGCTTCCAGTCCTCCGGCGCATGCGCGTCGAACAATTCGTACGACAGCGACCAGATCACGTCATAGCCCAGCATCGCCGCGCGCCGCGCGAAGTCGGCATGCCATGCCGCGCACGCGACGTTCAGCGCCCCGCCCGCCCGCGTCACGACCCCGCCCCCGGTGCCGAGCCGGAAATAGTGGCTCATCCCGACGTAATGCAGGATCGCGCCGCGATACCCCAGCCGCAGCACGTTGTGCAGCATCCGCGCGGGCGTCAGGTGATAGACGTCGTCGTAACCGTTCGCGATCCGCAACCCCTGTTCGGGCAGGATCACGTCGCCGCACCCGATCACCGATCCCGCGCCGTCGCAGCGGATGGCGCTCATCTCCACCCACGCCTCCACCGGCGCGGGCAGCGCGCCGCCGCCCGCGTCGTAGCCCGGCGCCACCAGCGACACGAACATCCGGTCGACGTCCCCCGCCCACACCGGATCCGCTTCGCCCGGCAGCAGGAAGCCCCCGTCGACGCGGGCGAAATCGATCGCGACCGCGGCGTCCTCGGGCGTGCCCGTGGCGTAGTTCCACAGCCGCACGTACCAGGCGCGCGGGTTCCCCGCCGCGTCGCGCCCCTCGATCGTCAGCACCGGGCCGTTGACCGCGTCCAGCGCGACGACGCCCGCCGACCGCCACCGGAACGACACGGTGCAGTCGCGATAGTCGCGCACCGTGTCGTAGCGCAGCAGCGGATGGTCGTGCGCGTCCGCGCTGTCCCAGATCAGCCCGGCCAGGTCGTCGCGGCGGTAGAACACCGCGTCCACGCGCAGCGCGTCCGGCGCCGTCGTCGTGACCGCCGCCATCATCGGCCGCGGGAAATTGACCGTCCAGTAGACGGGGTCGAAGCGCGAGATCACGCCGTCGGCCTGTTCCGCGCGTGCGCGCGTCAGCCAATGTCCCATCACCCCGCCTCCATCAGCGCCTGCCGCACCGCGCGCGCGACCTGCCGGCCCGATCGCTGGAGCGATCCCGCGCCCTCGCCCGCGGGCGCGTTGACCGTGATCGCCACGCGCACGTCACGCACGCCCCCGCCGGTCGCGGCGGCGACGTGCCCGCTGCTGGTCGGCACGAACAATTCGGGGCCGCGCTCGCCCACGACATAGGGACGGCCCGGCGACACCGGCCCGCCCGTCGCACGCCCCGGCGCGCCCAGAAGCCCCAGCAGGCCGCCCAGCAGCCCGCCCGCGCCCGTCTTCACGCCACCGCCGCCGATACTCCCGATCCCCGCACGGATCGCCGCCGCGGCGATGTCGGACAGGACCGCCAGCGCGACGCCGCGCAGGTCGTCGAACCCGATCTTGCCCGTCCGCACCGCGCGCAGCAGCGCGGTCTCGATCGCCCGCCCCGCGCGATCCGCGCCCTGGGCGAAGGGGCCGTCCAGCGTGCCCCGCATCGCCGCGACGTCGCGCGCGAACCCGCTGGTATCCGCGCGCACGCCGATCACCAGCCGCTCGATTTCCTCATCCATCCGGATATGCCTCCCTCAATCGCGCGATCATCCCCGCATCGGGCGGCGCCGCCTCCTCGGGCACGACCGCCGCGACCAGCGCGCCCAGCTCGTCGGGCGTCGCGCGCCAGAACGTGTCCGGCGCCCACCCGAACACCACGCCCGCCAGCCCCGCCAGGCGCACGGCCGCGTCGGCGAAGCGCCCCTCCTCCCGCGGCGGCGTCACCGCCCCGACAGCACCTGCCGCAGCAGCACGCGCAGCACCGGCGTCGCCGCCGCCACGCCCTGCGCCACCACCGCCTCGCCCAGCGCCTCGCGCGTCAGCGCGTCGGGCGCCGCGTGGCGGCAGTGCCAGAACAGCGCGACCATCTCGGACAGCGTCAGCCCCCCGTCCGCCGCCCGCGCGACCAGCGCGAACAGCGGCCCCAGTTCGCCCTCCGCCGCCACCAGTGCCGCGAACGTCGGGCGCAGCACCAGCATCTCGCCCGCGACCCGCAACGCCGCCTCGCCCCGCGCCGGGTTGGCGGGCGTCACGCGCGCACCATCGGCCCGGAACGCTCCCGCGCGATCGTGTGGCTGCGCTCGCCCCCCAGCCGCGTCAGCGGCGCTCGACAGGGTTCCGACGCCGCTCACGCGCTCACCACCGGGCCGGAACGCTCCAGCGCGATCGTGTAGCTGCGCTCGCCCCCCAGCCGCGTCAGCGGCGACCGACAGGGAGTCGACGCCGCTCACGCGCTCACCACCGGGCCGGAACTCTCCAGCGCGATCGTGTAGCTGCGCTCGCCGTTATAATCGCCGGCATAGTCCAGCCGCGTGACCAGGAACCGCCCCGTCATCGTCTCGCCGCCCTCGAACGTCAGCCGGTAATCGTCCAGTCCGCCCGCCAGCGCGCTGCCGCGCACCCGCGCCTCCGCCGCCGATCCGGTGAACACCCCCGCCGCCGACACGCTGACGCTGCGCACGCCTGCGCCCGACAGCAATTCGCGCCATCCGCCCGAATCCTTGTGCGTGATCGCCACCGCCTCGCCGTTCACGGAAAGCTGCGTCGTGCGCAGTCCCGCGACGGTCGCGTACACGACCGGACTGCCCCCGTTCCCCACCTTCAGCAGGAACGCGCTACCCTTCTCCACCGCCATCAAACCCTCCTTCTCGCCCTCTCCCCGACGGGGAGTTTGAGGGGCCGTCACGAACGACCCCGCCGAAATCCGAAATCCGCCCCGCCCCCGTTCGCCCTGAGCGACGTCGAAGGGCACGCGCGGCGCATGTGCTTCGACGTCGCTCGGTACGAGCGGATGCGAGTCAGCCTCACGCCGCCAGCACGCGCACCCGCACGTCGACGATCCCCGCCCAGCGTCCCTGCCCCTCGCCCAGCACCGTGCAGCGCACCGGCACGACGCTCGCCGCGCGCCAGTCCGATTCCGCCCCGGAAAGGTCGCGCGGCAGGTCCAGCAACGCCGCCTCCGCCGCGGCGGCCAGCGTCTCGCACCGCGCGGGCGTCCCGCCCTCGTCGCGCACGGTCACGCCGACGCGAACCTCGCGCCCCGCCCGGTCCTTGGTCCCCCAATCCACCGCGACGACATCGCGCAGCACCGCATAGGGCACCGTCCCGCGCCCGTCCGCGCCGTCCCACACCCGGTTGACCGCCAGCGCGCCGCGCAACCGCGCCAGCGCCGCGCCGCGCACCGCCGCGACCGCGCTCACCGCAGCCACCCCGCGACCCAGCGCAGCCGCGCGTCGGTCAGCATCCGCCGCACCAGCCCGCGCCCCGCGACCACGACGCGCCCCGCTTCCGCGCTCACCGTCACGCCCGGCACGTCGCGCAGCACGTCGGCGACCCGCCCCGTCGCCCGCGCGACCGCCCCCTCCGCGGCCCGCGCCGCGGCCCGCTCGACCGCGCTCATGCGCGCACCCGCTCGGCCAGCTTCAGGTCGCGGAACGGCCGCCACAGCGCCGCCACCGCCGCGGGCGGCGCCTGCCGCCCCTCGCGGTCCCCGAACAGATGCGCCGCCAGCAGGACGACGCCCTGCCGGATCGCCGCCGGGATCGCGGCCCAGCTCGCCGCCTCGCCCGCCTCGATCGTCACCGTCAGCGGCGCGGCGACGCCGTCCGCCCGGATCCAGCCCGCGCCCGCCGCATCGATATCGACCGCGAACGTCCCCGCGGCCAGCACGGCCGCGGGCCGCCCCGCCGCGACCGCGGTGATCGCCCGCACCGGCGCGACCGGCAGCAGCTGCCACCCCGCCGCCGCGGGCATTTCCGCCACCATCGCGCGCAGCAGCAACGCGCGCCCGGTGTAGCGCTCCGCCAGCCCCAGCGCCGTTTCGGCGAAGGCGACGATCAGCGCGTCGTCCTGCGCCGTCTCGACCCGCAATTGCGCGCGCACCGCGTCCAGCGCGGCATCGCGATCCCCGGGCGGCAACGTCACCGCCCCCGGCCCACCCGTCAGCGTTCCCATCCGCGTCCCTTTCCTTCTGAAACCATTCCGTTCTCCCGCGAAAGCGGGAGTCCAGAGTCACGGGCGCTGCCGTCCGAAACCCTGGCCCCCCGCCTCCGCGGGGGAACAGGAAGCGGGGCCGGCCTTCACCGACCCCGTTACCGATCAGCTCGCGGCGAACTTCATGACCTTGATCGCCTCGCTGTTGGTCACCGCCCCGCCGACGCGCTTGGTGGCGTAGAAGGTGACGAAGGGCTTGTTCGTGTACGGATCGCGCAGGATCTGCGTCTCCGTCCGCTCCGCGACGACATAGCCGTGGCGGAAATTGCCGAACGCGATCGACAGGCTGTTGGCGGCGATGTCGGGCATGTCCTCCGCCTCGACCACCGGATAGCCCAGCAGCGTGGCGGGCGTGCCCGCGACCAGGCTGGGTTGCCACAGGAACTGGCCGTCGCTGGTCTTGAACTTGCGGATGCGCGCCAGCGTCGCGGCGTTCATGACGAACGCCGCCCCCTGCCGGTACGGCGCGCGCAGCGCGTGGACCAGGTCGATCAGCCGTTCGGCGCCGGTGGCGGTGAAGTCCCCCGCCGCGCCGCTGGGCAGATATTGCAGCGTCCCGAACGCGCGCACCCCGTCCGCGGTCGCGGCGGTCGGCGACAGCAGGAAGCCGCGCGGCCGGTTCACGCCCGATCCGGCGACGAACGCCGCGCCCTCGGCCTTCGCGAATTCCGCCGCGATCTCGCCCGCCAGCCATTCCTCGACGTCGAACTGCGCGTCGTCCAGCATCGCCTGGCTGGCGCTGGGATTGGCGTACAGGTCGCCCATCGGCGGCGCGATCTCCTGGAACACCGGCGATGCGGTGCCCGGCCGCGCCTCCGCCTCGCCTGCCCAGCCCGACGGCGTGCCGCCCGTGGTCACCAGCTTTCGGTATCCCGCGCTGCCGACCTGCACCACGTTGGCGATGCTGCGGATCGGGCTGACCGCCTTCAGCGTCGCATCGATCGCGGCGTCGATCTCGCGCGGCACGGCATAGCCGCCCTCCGCGCCCGTGACGCCCGTGAACGCCTTCATCTCCACCGTCTGCCCCGCCCGTACGAAGCCCTCGAAGGCCGTATCCTTCTGCGGACGCGCGCCATCCAGCGCCGGCCGTGCCGTCACCACATCGTTCATGTCATTCTCCATGAAAGGGGCGCTCCCCGCGAGCGCCCCGAACCCATCCTCCGTCATTGCGAGCGGAGCGAAGCAATCCAGAGCCGCCCGTGACGCCCTGGATTGCTTCGCTCCGCTCGCAACGACGCGCCTAAATCTGCTCGATCGCCTCCACCCGCGCCGCCGCCTGCATCGGCACCGCGACCAGGCTGACCTCGATCAGGTCCGCGCGCAGGATCTCGCGCCGCGCGCCCTGCTTCACGACGCGCGCGCGATAGCCGACCGACAGGCCGGGCAGCGCGCCGCGCGCCACCAGCCGCGCGACCTGCGCATCCGCGACGGTCGCCGCGATGCGCAGCCCGCGCGCATCCTCCCCGATCGCCTCGATCGTGCCCACCGCGCGGCCGCGATGCTGGAACAGCAGCGGCACCGCCCCCGCGCCGGCGAAGGCGCCGCGCCGGATCACGTCGCCCGCGCGGTCGACGCGGTCGAACACCGCGGCATGCCCCGTCACGCGGATCACCTGACCATCTCCGCCAGTCCCAGCTTCACCGCCAGCCCCAGCAGCAGCGCGGCGGCCATCACCCGCGCGATCCACGCCCACAAGGCGCGCCACGCGGACCGTTTCGCGTCGCGCCACGCCGCCAGCAGCTCGCGCAGCTGCGCCACGTCCGCCACCGCGTCCGCGTCCGACAGCCCCAGTCGCGCCAGCGCGCGCGTAGCGCCCAGCTCGCCCGCCTCCTCCGCGATGGCGCGCAACGTGGCCCGGTCCGCGTGTTCCCCGGCGCCGCCGCCCGCCCCCTGCTCGATCAGCCGCGCCAGCACGCGGTTCGTCGCCGCGCCGGTCATGCCCATCCCACCATCTGCCGCTTCTCGTCGCGCGTGATGAAATCGGCGCGCGTCACCATCGTCCACAACCGCTCGCGATCCTCGACCAGCGCGGGCACGCGATCCAGGTCGACCTCCACCGTCGCATCCGCGAACGCCGCCGACAGTCCGGCCGCCAGCGCCTTCAGGATCACGTCCGCCAGCGGCAGCACGGTCAGCCGCCACAACGCCTTGTTCGCCTCGCGGTAATTGGCGTGCGTGCTGTCGCCGGGCAGGCCCAGCAGCATCGGCGGCACGCCGAACGCCAGCGCGATCTCCCGCGCCGCCGCCGCCTTCGTCCCTGCAAAGTCCAGGTCCGCGGGCGACAGGCTCAGCGACTGCCATTTCAGGCCCCCTTCCAGCAGCATCGGCCGCCCGGCATTGGCCGCACCCGCGAACCCTGCGTCCATCTCCTCCTTCAGCCGCCGGAACTGGTCCGGGCTCAGCGCCGATCCGTCGCCCGGATCGTAGACCAGTGCGCCCGACGGCCGCGCCGCATTGTCCAGCAATCCCTGCGCCCAGCGCGTCGCGGCGTTGTGGACCGCGATCGGCCCGGCGGCGGCGCCCAGGCACCCCAGCCCGTAATGATCGTCCAGCGGATGGAACCGCCGCACATGGATCACCCGGCTGGCGTCCAGCCGCGCTACCTGCCCACCGACGCGATAGCCGTACGCCGCGGGCCACCCGTCCGCGTCGCGCTCCACCGTCACGCGCTCGGGCCGCAGCGGGAACAGCCCCGCGACCGCGCCGTCCCCGTCCGCGTCGTCGCCGCGCAGGATCTGGACGAACGCGTTGCCGTGCAGCAGCAGCTGCGCCGCGACCGCCTCCATCACCGGCGCGACCAGCGTCCCCACCGCCGCATCGCGCGCATCCAGCGGCGCGCCCGCGACTCCCTCGACGACCAGCCGCACCGCGCGCTGCGCCACCGCATTGCCGAGGTACCCGGCCCTCACCTGCGCCTCGTATCCCATCGGCGCATTGTCGGACCGCCACGCCGTCCCCGCCCGCCCCAACGCCGGACGCGCCCCCGCGCGCCCGGGCTTCCACCCGAACCATGCCATTGTGAAAACTCCAAAAAAAAGGCCCCGCCGAAGCGGAGCCTTGCGTTCCAGAATGTCTGTCGGCGCTACCGGCAGGATACCCGTCGGGTTTCATGATCGTAAACGACTTCGGCATCCTGCCCCGGGGCAGGACGACCGACGGCATCGCGAATGGTGCGGTTGCCCATCCAGCCGGCAAAGCGCGAAAGATGGCGCTCACGCGCTGTCTTCATCATCGCGATCTGCTGATCCCTGGTTAGCGGCGCGTTCATCCTGCCTTCCTTCTGACAATCAATCGTCGGGCGGGAACCTATGTTCCCGGACGTTCCATCATCCAGATATGCTGGCCGTGGAATTCGTCCGCCTTGCCGGCCCTGAACCCTCTGCTCCGGAAGACGGCGCATATGCCATGATACTTTGCCAGGGCCTTAATCGGAAGCCCCGGCCGATGTGTCGTCATGCTTACGAGCGCGGGCGACGCCTCGTCAATCAGCATCTCGATGAGCATAAATATAAGAACGCGCACCTTCTCACGCAGGCTACGCTCGGCGAGCAAGGCGACGGTTTCGGACCCGTCCCAAAATGCGACGACATCGCATCCTTCCGAAGATGCCGTGATATTGAAGATGAGTTCGTAGCCCGGCAGGTCGGCATATCCGATCAGCGGCGACAGCGCGACGAACGCCGAATAGACGGTTCCCTCGACATCGTCATATCCGATCGGTGCGCGCAGGATGAACTCGCCGTTACCGACCAGCTTGTCGACGGATATCTCTCCCGTCAGATCGAACGCGGACACGAACATCGCCGATCCATGCCGGATCTCCGAACCCCCAGCAACCTACACCACCCCCACCCGCGCCGCGCCGCGCGCGCCCAGCATCAGGTGGGTCAGCGCCCACACGCAGGCGTCGGCGCGGTCCGGCGAGCGCCCCGGCCCCTCGTACCCGCCCCCGATCGACAGCCCCGCCAGTTCGTCCTCCAGCGCGGGGAACACCCCCGCGTGCCAGACCCGCGCGCCTTCGTACAACGCCGCCACCGGCTCCGCGCGTGCCACCTTGCCCCGCGTCGCGTGCACCAGCACCACGGGCAACGCGGCGTCGGCGGCCAGCAGGACGCTCTTCACCATCGCGCCGCCCTGGTTCGCCTCCGCCACCACGCGGTCCGCGCCGACGCGCGCCGCGCACGCCGCCACCGCGCGTGCCCAGCCCTCGGGCGAGGCGCCGACGACGCTGGCGTCCTCGATCACATATCCCTGCCCGTCGCCCGACCGTCCCGCCGCCACGATGCCGCACGCGTCGCCGCCAATGCCCGCGGGCGGATCGACGCCGACCACCACGCGCACCAGCGCGGGCGGCGCATGGACCCGCTGCCGCTCGATCAGCGCGCGCGGCCACAACGCGCCGACGACATCGTCCAGCATCTCGCCGTCCAGTTCCTGCCGCCCCAGCCGCGTGCCGCCATATTCCGCCGCCATCGCATCGACGAACGCGCGCGGCAGGTGCGGATTGTCGCGCGTGCTGCCGCGCGTCTCCACCGCGCCGGGCATCGCCATCACCCGCCGCATCAGCGTCGTCGGGCGCGGCGTCGTGGTCACCACCGCGCACGGCCGCGTGCCCAGCCGCAATCCCATCATCAGGTTCGTCCACGCCGCCGCGTCGGGCCATTTGGCCAGCTCGTCGGCCCATGCCAGATGGTGTTCCGGCCCGCGCAGGCTTTCGGGCGCGGCGGCGGAATAGACCTGCGCCACCGCGCCCGATCCGAACCGCACCTCGCCGCGCGTCGCGCGCCACACGACTTCCTGGTGCGGGGATCCGACCGCGATCACCCCGCTCGGCCCCTCCACCATCACGCGCCGCGCCTCGTCGATCGTCGCGCCGACCAGCGCGATCCGCGCATCGCCGCGCAGCCGCGCCTGTTCGCACACCCATTCCGCGCCGGTGCGGGTCTTGCCGAAACCGCGCCCGGCGCGGATCAGCCACACGCGCCAGTCCCCGACCGGCGCCACCTGTCCGTTATGCGCCGACAAGGTCCAGCGCGCGGCCAGCTCGCGCCGGTTCTCCTCCGGCAAGGCCGCCAGCACGATCGCGCGCCGCGCCGCCGACGCCTGCGCCAGGTCCCAGCCCGCCGCCCCGACGATCGCACGCCGCGTGCCGTCTTCCCCCGCCGCCGTCATGCGCCCGCGCCGTCGGTCGCCGCCAGCGCGTCCAGCTTGCGGCGGATCAGCGCATCGGTCTCCGCCGCGGTCGCCACCCGCCGCGTCCGCTGCGGCTTGCGGTGCTCCACCCCGTGCCGCCGCATCAGCATTGCCAGCACCAGTTGCAGCTCCGCCGGCGTCGCCGTCCGGTCGCCGATCGCACCCGCCAGGTCGGGCACGCCCGCGGGCGCCGCCTCCGGATCGGGGGCGTCCACCCCCATCCGGTCGAGCAGATGCCCGACCATCGCCAGTTCCAGCCGGTCGTAGCCCAGCGACAAGGCATCGCGCCACGCCGCGGCGAAGCCCGCGTCCCTCTGGCGCTCGCGATAGACCGCGGCCTGCGTCACCCCCGCCGCGCGCGCCGCCGCCCTGACGTTGCACGTCGCCGCCAGCGTGTCGACGAACCGCTGCCGCGCCCCGGCGTCCAGCTTGTACGCGCGCGATTCCTGCACTTGCAGCACGCGCCCGTTCGCCGCCACGATCCGCGCCTCGCGCGCCGTTTCCGACTTGTCCAC